AACGTCGCCCGGAATCCGAGTTATAAGGCGGTCAAGTACAAGGGCGTCATCAGCTTCGCGGTCAATACGGAGCTATGGGACGCATGGGAGCGAATCTACACAGACCTCACGAACGAAAATCGGCAGGAGGACGCAAAGTCGTTTTTCGAGGCAAACCGGGAAGAAATGCTCGAAGGGACTGAAGTTTTGTGGGAAGCGAAACTCTCCTACTACGACCTCATGGTTATCCGCATATCAGAGGGCGAGGCGTCCTTCAATTCGGAGATACAGAACGACCCGATCGACCCGGAGAATTGCACGTTTAACGAGGAGTGGTTTGATTTCTACGATGACGACGGAAAAGTTCCGCCTGACTTCAGTGAGAGCCGGTTCCTTTTTATTGGCGCAAACGATCCCTCTCTTGGCAAGACCCGCAAGAGCGATACGAGCTCGATCATCGGGCTCGCACTGGATACCAAAAGCGGCTATATGTACGTTGTCATCGCCTCCGTGGAGCGGCGCAAGCCGGACGTTATCATCGAGGACGCAATCGAAACGAGCCGGAGGCTCAAGCGGGAGTATAAAAAGCCCTTCACGAAGTTCGGCGTCGAGACGGTACAGTTTCAGGCATATTTCAAGGACATCATGGTTCAACGCTCCGCTGAGGCCGGGGAGTATCTCCCGATAGAGGAAATTAAGAGCGTCCAGAACAAAGACGTCAGGATTCAGAGTTTACAGCCCTTTGTGAAAAACGGCTATATCAAGTTCTCGAAGCGGCACAAGGAACTCTTAAAGCAGATGTCGGAGTACCCGATGGGCGCACACGACGACGCGCCGGACGGCCTCGAGATGGCGGTCAAACTCGCGCGGAGCGTGACAGTTGGGACAAAGGTCGATTATAAATCAGTCATCAGCCGGGCGCTCAGATTCAGGCACGGCGGATATTAAGGGGGCGAGGTATTGGGTAAAAAGAAGAACAAACAACAGCGGCAAGCGTTGAAGGCCCCGGCCCTGGCAGTCAGGAGGCCGGACTTCAACGAGGTCGCGGTCGCACAGATACAAGACAAATATTCGAGCTATCCATCGAACGGCCTCACGCCGCAGCGCCTCGCAAGCATCTTCAAGGAGGCGGACGCCGGGGACATCATGCGTCAGGCGGAGCTCTTCGAGGAGATGGAGGAGAAAGACCCCCACCTTTTCTCACAGCTTCAGACACGAAAGAACGCAGTCACAGGCCTCGACTATGAGGTCATTCCCTTCGACAGCGATGACGAGCGCGACAAGGAGATCGCCGAGTTTGTGGAGAGCGAACTGAACAGCATCGAGAGCTTTGAGGACGTCATGCTCGACCTTCTCGATGCGATCGGCAAGGGCATCGCGGTCTCTGAGATCATGTGGGGGTTTGAAGACGGCAGGACGATGGTCAACGACATTCGATGCAGGCATCAAAAGCGTTTCTTTTGGGATGACGAGGACGATTTCAGGGTTAGGACAAGGGACGCCCCGGAGGGAATCCTCCTCCCGGAGAGTAAATTCATCGTCCACCGCTACAAGGCGCGCTCCGGGCATCCGGCCCGGGCGGGCGTGCTGAGGGTCGTCGCGTGGTGCTACCTCTTCAAAAATTACGACCTCAAGGATTGGGTCAGTTTTTGCGAAGTGTTCGGGATGCCGCTCCGCCTAGGCAAGTACGCACAGGGCGCAAGCGAGGCAGACAAAAAGGCGCTCATGGAGGCTCTTGTCCAGATTGGGACAGACGCGGCGGGCATTATCCCGGACGGCACAGAAATCGAGTTCAAGAACAGCGACAAGACCTCGACGACCGACTTATATGA